TTTTATTCTTGCTTCCGATGCTTTATCTGCTGCTTTTACGTCTGGCCTATTCCATCCTTTGACCCAGGTCCTATTTAATTGACCTAACCATCCACCACGATTTTGGTATTCCTTTTCTCTTGCTTTAGATTCTGCATCATATCTAATACCTTTTCCAGTATAATATTTTCTTTCTGCTCCCATTTTTGCAATCTGTTCAGCAGACAAGTTACCACCTTGCGAACTCAATCTATCTAATCCTTGCTGCGATGCAAGTTTAGCCATTCTAGACTTCTTGGCTGCCATAGCATCATTATAGTTTGCATAAGTCTTTTGATCTGATGATGAATAATACTTCCCTTTTGATGCCGCATAATCCATTCTTGCAGAATTTTTTGGACCACCAAATAATCCACCAGGTTGGAACAATCCACCAGTCCCCCTATCTCTTGAATCTTGAGGAACATAGATCACATCATTTCCCCTCTTCATCGCAAAGTATTTGATACCTCCAAGATTAATAGTAGCATCACCAATTCCAGTAGAAAAGTTTTTGCCACCATCTTTGATTACGATAGAATCTTTTCCTTTATATTTTGCAGCATATCCTGTTCCAAGACTCATTCCAGAAGTAGCACCTTTAAGTTTTATTCCTTTACCCGATGAAAGTGCTTTTTGTGACTGCGCTTCTTTTGCAGCTCTTGCTGCTTCTGGAGTCTTCGCTGCATCTTGTTGTTGTTTTTTAATCTCATCTTGTTTGGGTTTATCTCCAATCAATCCACCACCAGCAGCATAAGTAGTTCCACTCACAATTTTAGGTTGGTTTGTTCCACCCCCAGAAGAGTTCATTGCTTCTAAGGTATCAACTCCATACTTTTGAACTGCTCCCACAGACATAACAAATTCACCATCACTCAGCATCGCAGGGACTTTATCTACACCTTTCTCACCACTTACAAAACCATTAGATCCACCAAATGCTCCTCCAAGTAACATTCCAAGAGGACCAAACATAGCACCCATAGAGGCACCACCCATCATACCCTTAAAGTTAAATCCACCACCAGAGAATGTTGGGAATCTTGGTCTTACGTATCCACCACCACGAAGACCTTGTGCTTTTGATTGTTCTTCACCACCACCCTTCAATCCTTGAGTAAGCGCATAAGCTCCACCAAGAGCAACACCAGTTCCTACTACATTTGCAAGAAGTTTTCCTTTACCGCCACCCAAAAATCTAGCAACACCTCTAGCACCGCGCATCTTCTTCGCGGCTGCTAACATAGCAATCTTTGCTAAGAGTTTAACAGCACCACGCGCCACTGCTCTCGTTAAACCTAAAGCAAACCTACCAAGAGAAGTTCCAAATGTAAGATAAAGTGCTAAAAGTTTTGGCCAATGATCCCCAAGGAACCTGATAATACTATCTACTTTTTGTTTATTCTTTGGATCACCAAACCATTCTAATAATTTATAAACAACTCTTCCAAGAAAAACTGTTACAAAAAATTCAATTATTCTATCAAGAATAGATTTGACTGGGGCAATAATTCCCTCTGCGGTTTTCTTTAACCCTTCGAATCTTTTTTCTAGATTATTCTCTGCAAGTGCTCTTTTATCTTGTTCTGCTTTTCTTCTTTCATATGCAGCAGTGTTTTCTGCTAGTTTTTTCCTACCAGAAAGTATTTCTGCGATTGAACTAACGGATTTAGTAATAGCAGCAATATTATCTTCTACACTTGAAGTAGAACTTCCTGGTAACTTTGCTCCAATATTTGTACCACTTATTCTTTCACTCTGAGATTGTGAAAGATTTTTAAGGCTGGTAATTTTTCTTGAATTATTCTCAACAGTCTTCTCTAAACTAATGACTCTAATAGCAAGTTTTCTTGTGTGTCCAGCAAGAGAACCTATTGTCTTATGAATATTTGCAATACTTTTTGATGAGTCAAAAGAACTCCCTCTCTTAAAACTTTCAGCAGAGATAACAGTTTTTTTAAGTTGTGAGTCTAGGTCTTTTAGGTCCTTAGAAGTGGGCATTACTCATCTGCTGCTGTTGTTTTAATTGCTCTTCCTCAAGATGCTGTTGTAATAATGCAACATAGATATCTCTTTCCCACGGTATCAAGTTTTCAATCTCCCATAAAGAATATTTATGGTATTGCATCAAAGAAAAGTTGAGACGAAAATAGTTCTCAAGGTCCATATGGACCATCGCTACGCGAAAAAAGATGCTAAGCCCTCAAGAACAACTTCACTTTCTACCTTAGTATTTGGATTTGTAACTTTAATGGTATGAGAAAGTTTAGGCATAGTCTCAAAGAACTTCTCAATATCTTTAAACTGAGATGAGTTCATAGATTCTAAGAACTCAGACAGTTCTTTCTTAGAGACATCTGCTGTAGCCCATACTTCATCTTCAGTATAGATTTTATCAATACAAGACCCAATCAACTCAAATGATTGATCCATCGCATTCTTATTTTCAAAATCAAAGTTGTTTTTAATAAACTGATCCAAAGATGGATACTTCATTTCCATCATAATAGAATCATCAAGTTTGATTCTGTTTGAGTGATCGTCACTTTTTTGAACCTGAATGTCATCAAGATTGATTTTTACAGGGACTTCAGTTTCACCATCATCGGGACAAATAACATTTACATCAAGTTCTTCCCCAACAGACTTACCACGAATGTTAAGGAACAGATATTCAATATCAAATGTTGGAAGTGCTTCTACTTTGATGTTCTTAGTAAGAATACAATTTTTGATTACAGTTTTAATTGCTGTTGTAATTTGCTTATTATCTTCACTCTCTAAAGCGATTACAAGCAGTTTTTCTTCCTTGACTAGGAATGGTCTATATTGAATTGTCTCTCCTGTTGATGGCAATTCAAGTTCATACGTTGGTGTAGCAATCTTAGGTAAAGGCATAATGTTTTATAAAATGTTTCAGTAGGATTATTTAGAATGATTAGAGGAAGCTTCCTCCAGAAAATGCTTGGTTAACACGATTTCCAGCAGATTGAGATGCAGTATAATCTACACCACCAGTTACTGTATATTGACCATAATTAACTCCCAAATCCGATGTATTAAAATTATTTCCATTAATAGAAGCCTGTTCTGATGGATTTAATCCTGTTTCTACATTTTCATTTGATCCTTTCATATCACCTATAAAGTATCTTATATACGTCATACTTACTGTACATTTAAGTAAAGAAGAACTATCATAAGAAACTGGCATAGATGAAATACTAATAGGATATGCTCGTATAAAAGTGTATGTGAGAGGAGTTCCTTTTACACCCTTAGATGCTCCCATCATACTTCTTTCAAATTTAGTAACAGTCAATTTATTACTAGCATACTCATCTCTGTATTTAAATCTATAATTATAATTTTCAGATTCTAAACTTGCCCCAACTGATCGATCGACTGCTTTACTTTCATTTGCAATATACTTCATCCAACTCTCAAATAATCTAATTGGCATATAATTTTCAACATCAACATAAAAAGTCAAGTCAATACGATCATCATATACTCTTCTATAAGCATGTCTTTCAGTTACACCAGTATGATCGTTTGTAAGTTCCAAAGTTGCTAAGTTAGATCCAGGAAGAGTCGCTTCTGAACACAATAAATTTAATTTACCCTTATCATATTTTACACCATTTTTAGACAAATAATCGAAGGGAATTATTGCAACATCAATATCCACTTCAAAATGAGAAGTAGTTGCTGGATGTAATAGTGCTGATTTTATTTGGGCTATGCTCTTTGCGGAAGGCATTTATAAATACTTTTTGACCTTATATATTATGTATGGCAGAAAGTATCAAGAGCAAATATTATCCATCTTTCCCCAAGAAATACAAAGGTAACCCCAATAACATCATTTGTCGTAGCAGTTGGGAAAGAAAGTTCTGTCGCTGGTGCGATTTAAACGAAAGTATTTTAGAGTGGGGAAGTGAGGAGTTTTCTATTCCATATATCTCACCAGTTGATAATAGAGTTCACAGATACTTTCCAGACTTTATTATTAAAGTAAAAGAGAGTACAGGTCAAGTTAAGACATACGTGGTTGAAGTCAAACCAAAAAAACAAACAAAACCTCCCACAAAAAAATCAAGAGTAACGAAATCATACATTCATGAATGTGTTACTTATGAAGTTAATAAAGCAAAGTGGAGAGCAGCAAAAGAGTTTTGTGACGACAGATTAATAGAGTTTAAGATCATCACAGAAGAAGAGCTGGGTATCAAGTAATGGCAGAAGGTTTCGGTCAGTATGTAGGAACAGGTACTGCAAGAACAAAAGAACTTCTCAAAAGAGTTGAAGAATCTGGCACGAAGGATCCAGAAGAAATCATGATGATTATTATGGATATTTTCAAGGAAGAAGTGCTATATCCAGAACCAGGAAAGTTTTATACCTTTATATACAATCCTAAAACACCAGACATAGAGTATGATCAACACCCACTTATTGCTTGTACTTCATTAGAGAAGTGGGGATTCAAAGCAATCAACTTTCATTGGAGACAAGG